GCCATTAGATGTCTAGAAGCTAAATTATAAAAATACTGGAACCCATTATAGAAATACAGTCCTTCTAGAATATAATTAGAACACAGAGAACCAAAATAATTACTCTGTGTTGGGCTGTCAATATATTGTTGATAAGAACTAGCAATAAATTCACAGCGATTTCTAAGAATTTTATCGGTGCGCCATAAATCATAAATTTCAGCCCTTTTGTTTGAGGGAATAATAGTCTCAATCAAGTATTGATAACTTTGATTGTGCATAGCCTCTTGAGAAATCTGTTCTGCCATACAAAGGCTGATCTCTGGGGCTGTGACGCAAGATTTTAAGTGAGGAATATTACAGGTTTGTACAGAATCAAGAAAAGTTAGGTAAGACAAAATACCGTCATAGGCACGTCTTTCGTCAAGAGTTAAATTATTATAGTCAGTTATATCTTGAGTAATATCTATTTTTTGCGGGATCCAAAAATTCTCACGCATCTGTTGATATAAACCCACCGCCCAAGTGTAGCGGACATCGTTTAATTGCATCAGGTTGGTGGTGTTACCAAACCAGATCGAACGGTTTTCGATCGCATCATCTCCCGACAGATTGAAGATCGGGGAAATGGGCATTTTATTGCTAAGACTGATCAATGACATAGTTTTACTTTACTTTAGCTCCCAGTCTTTACATTGTACACAAGAAATAGAGGGATTTACACTACATTTCAAATTAAAATCTTTATGGGTTTCAGGGTTATAATATTTACAAGAACTAATCCGATTATATTCATCTGTTAAATAGTATTTAAATTGTTTAACTGTGTAGATTAAATTAATCTTAAATCTAAAAAACACTCTACACAAGACAACAGCAAAAATTAAAGCAGTATAAAGTAAAAATATACTTAATACAATAGTTGCTAGAAAGTTAATAACTACTAATACAATATCCATAATGATTATTTATTTTTTCGAGTATTGATAAAATCTTTAAGAGCTTCAACAATAATAGCTACAATAAATCATACAAAAATTAGTACAAGTATTGTAGATACTACAATATTCATAATAGATAGAATGACAGTAGAAATAACAGAAAAAATGATATTCATGGTTAATTAGTACAACTAGAACAGCTATCTTTAAAGTTATCCTTTTGAACAGTCCGTACATAATAGACTGCTTTACATTCTGATTCCCACGCTAAAACTAGAGTCTCGTAAATTTCTTTAACTGTTAATACGCGGTTAGGCTCGTCAGGAAAATAAACACCCTGATTAAGGTTAAATAGTAATTCCATAGAAATCCCTGTATCAATCCATTTTTGCATTTCAGCAATCGCTTGAACGACAATCTTTTGATCAAGATTTTGATTCTCTTGATAATACCAAAAAAAATCCTTAATAAAAGGAGGGCAATTAGGGATAGCACCCTTTGAGTTCTTTTCTGTAAATACCCGCTTAAAAACGGGCAAAACACTGGCAGTGCAACCTTGAATTAAGGAAGAAGTAGTGTTGGGAGCTACAGCAGTAATATGAGAATTTCTAATGCCAAATTGTTGAATACTTTTGGCTAATTGATACCATCTCCCTGGTTGGCTAGCATTACTTGAAAAATATTCTACTGGTTTAGCCCCTAATAATTTACCTTGACTCCATTCACTGTTAGAGAAGGCTTGATAATGTCCGCGTTCTTTAGCTAATTCTATTGAAGCTTGAGTACAAAAATAGCTAATATTTTCAAACAAAATGTTGATAAATAAAAAAGATTTATACGATAATTTACGTTTAGCTAACCAATCAGCTAATCCCATAACCCCAACTCCAATCGTTCGATATTTATCATTATGTTCTTTAGCCTCGCCAATTGGGGGACAAGTGAGGTCGATAGTATTGTCAAGCATCCTGACAGCAAGATGACACATTTCTGATAAATTAGTAGGAGTGTCAATGTTAGCAAGATTAAGACTAACTAAATTACAGCAATGGGCCGTTTTACCCGGTGTGACATTAGAAAAGCTTTCACAGCACAAATTAACTTGAGGGATGTACCCGTCGTGTTTATTAGGATTAGCCCGATTAATGGTATCTTTAAAGGCAAGATAGGGCATACCTGTTTCAACTTGAGAGCGCATAACATCTTTAAATAATTCCCTAGCATTAACCTTTTTGTAGAGAGTAATTTCTGTCCCTAGATTATCTTCAATTAATTTGTAAGCATCTTCAAATTTTTCGCCCCATAATTCTGCTAATTCTATCCCTAGTTTTGCCCGAACCTCATAAGGATCAACTAATGTCCACTCAGATTTATCTACTACCCGACGCATAAACTCATCGGGGATAACTAATTGGGGGAAAACATCATAAGCCTTACGTCTTTGATCACCGTTTTCTGTCTGCATTTCCAGAAATTCTGGCACGTCTAGATGCCAAATATCAACCCCAACAGTGACAGCCCCGGCGCGTCTTCCCCCTTGATTGACTGCAATAGCTGTATCGTTGAGTAATTTAATCCAGGGTATAATCCCACCAGAAGCGTTAGCTTTCCCCATTACCCAGCTACCAGTGGCACGGATTCTACTTACATTCACCCCGACACCGCCACCATTTTTCGAGATGCGAGCAGTATTAGTAATCTCGCTAAAAATACTCTCTAGATTGTCTTCCATTGCTACGATGAAGCAACTACTTAAAGAACCATTAGGGGTTCTTAGATTGCCTAAAATTGGAGTAGCTAAAGAGATTTTTCTTTGAGCTATAGCTAAGTAAATTTGAAACGCAATTCTTAATCTATTCTCTGGGTTTTCCTCTACACTCGCAAGTAATAAAGCGCAAGTCAGGAAAGCCTCTTGAGGTAATTCACAATCAAGCAAATACCTTTCTGACAGCATGATTGCACCAGCGTAGTCAAAATCTTTATCGTATTCTGGGTATATCCACTCTCCTGCAATCTTTAAATCGTTTTCGTCATAGATTTCTGTGATTTTTGAATCATAAATACCTCTACCCACTTGCCACTGGACATATTTAGCGTAGTCGGTTCCTTCTAATCTTTTAAAAACCGTACGAGATAAATAGCCGCCAATTTCTCTTTTAATCCTTGTATCTTTCCATAATCCCCAGATGTGAAGTCTTCCGGCTACATACTTCCAATCGGTTTTTTCCACACAAAACAATTGTGTAGCTACATTGATTAAATTTTCTTGAATTTCTCTAGTGGTAATCCCATCTCGTAATCGAGAAGTTAATCCTGATTCTAAAGCGAGGGGATTTACTTCTAACCCTTCACACGCCCATTCAACTACTCGTCGAATTTTAGTGATGTCTAAAGGACGAGTTTCTCCACTTCTTTGAATTACGTTAATCATTTATTTACTCCTACAGATTTTTAAAATTGTGATAGCCTTGTGGAATTTTCTGTAACGTGATCGTCTCACCAAACTTTGCAAGCATTGCAGTTTGGCAAGCTTTCACGTCCTCAGCTTCGCATTTTTCTATCAATTTGTTTTCTATCCATTTGTCTGCCTCGATAATCTCAGGATGCCATTGATAAATCCACTGCTTACACTCTTCTGCCAAATCGCACCAATTGGGACGATTTAGCAAATCGTCAGTCATCCATTCTAATACTTCGTATATCTGATCAAAGCCGTTACCTTCGCTTGCGTCTTTTGGTTGTGTCAGTAATCGCCCGCTAGTAATACTTAGAACTGCTAGTGTTGGGAAATCTTTTTTAGTCATTTATTTACTCCTAATTTTTGATTTTATTTCTTGATTTTCAAGCTTATCTAGAAACTGTAAAACTTTTAAAGCATCATACAAAACAACGTGCTTGCCTCGTTTATTAATACACAGTAGTTCTCCAATAGGCCCGTGACTTACTAGCAATCGAGTTGATTCTGTTTCTAGAGTGATAGTTTTATGTCCGTTAGCAATTCTATCACAGCAAAATTGCTTTAATTCCTTTATTTCCATTTTATTTTAATTAAACACTCTTTTCCATTCGGTTCTTTCCCGTTTACCATGTAATTTAATTTGAAGTAATTACATCTTTGTCGGTTGCCAATTGATTGATATTTTCAGTCTATCATAAGTTCCAGCTTTTATAAAGCCACACTCTTCTAAATATTCTATTAAAGGTTTAATTCGTGTTCTAGGAAACCCTAGAGTATCAGCTAATTCTGTAATATTAATCATTGTAAATTTGCCGTTATTTT